ATAGAGATTTCTCGATGCTGAATGCGCGTGCTGGTAGAGGCACTGGCATTAGGCTTTACTAAACTGCAAGCACTAGGCGGGTTTGGCTGTGTATTCGGGTTTCTCTGGGCGGCAACGTATTGGCAACGTCACTCAGGTGAATGACCCAAATACGTCTTGGGTCAACATGGAACCCCATTGGGGTTTGATAGAAATCATGCTCACTGGCACCTACGGAATACGTAAAGGCCATCGCAAGTTTCTGCCGCAAGAACCAAGAGAGCAAGACCTCAGTTATGACAACAGACTCTCCAGATCCGTTCTCTCCCCTTTCTACGTTCGTTTGGAGCGGATGTTGGCAGGAATGCTGACGCGCAAGCCTGTGCGCCTTGACGATGTTTCAGACGTAATCCGTGAGCAACTGTTTGACGTTGATTTGCAGGGAAATGATCTGCAGAGCTGGTTATTCCAGACAAGCAAGATTTGCATCCGGTATGGCCATGTTGGCGTTCTTGTAGATGCTCCTAAAGCTGGTGACAACGGCCGTCCTTACTGGGTAACTGTGAGCCCAAGAGATATTTTGGGTTGGCGTACAGAGCTGAAAGATGGCAAGCAACAGCTAACGCAACTCAGGCTGCAAGAAAAAATTGTTGTCCCTGATGGTTTGTATGGTGAAAAACAAGTCGAGCAAGTCAGAGTTCTAACCCCTGGCGCTTTTGAGATCCATCAAAAAGATCAGCAAGGTGACTTTAAAATTGTTGATGAGGGCCGCACAAGCCTGAGTGACATTCCTTTCAGTGTCGCCTATTCAAACCGCATGGGAGTGCTGGAGTCAATTCCACCTCTTGCTGATATTGCTGAGTTGAACCTGCAGCATTATCAGGTGCAGTCTGATTTAAGTAATCAGTTGCATATTAGTGCTGTTCCGATGCTGGCAATTTTTGGTTTCCCGCAAAGCGCAGAAGAGATCAGTGCAGGTCCAGGAGAAGCACTGGCATTGCCAGAAGGTGCGTCTGCTCAATACATTGAACCTGCAGGCAACAGCTACGACGCGCAGTTTCGCAGGCTTGAGCAAATTGCATCCCAGATCAACGAACTAGGTTTGGCTGCTGTGCTTGGTTCCAAGCTGGTTGGTGAAACTGCAGAAGCCAAGCGCATTGATCGCAGTCAAGGAGACAGCACGATGATGGTTGTGGCGCAGCAAATGCAAGACATGATCGACAATTGCTTGCGTTTTCACGCTCAATATATGCAGGAGCCAAACGCTGGCAGCAGTTTGGTCAATCGTGATTTTATGGGAACAAGGCTTGAGCCTTTGGAGATTCAAGCGTTGTTGCAGCTTTACACCGCTGGCACGATCACACAGGAAACACTGTTGTTACAGCTAGAAGCGGGTGAAGTGCTTGGCGATGATTTTGACGTTGAGAACGAGTTGGAAGCTACGCAGAACGGTGGGTTGATAGAGATGAACACGCCTGAGCCAACACCCCAACCAGCAGAAGAAAGCACAATGCCAGAAGCGGAGGAAGTCGAGGGTGCTGAATAATGAGCTGGCTGGACAGGTTGCAGAAACCAAAACCACCACGCAAGCAGGTTCTGTATTTTGCTCAAGATGAGCTGAACAGCCAGTATTTTGCGGTTGTCAGATTGACTTGGTTTTGTGATGGCAAAGTTTGTGGAATTTTAGAAATGGCCCTCCATCACTACGATGTGAACGTTATGGAACAGTTAATTTCTGTTGTTCATGAAGCGTTATGTGAAGGAGCAGATGTATCGGCTTTATGTATTGCAACAGCTGAAGAACTAGGTCTTGAGCCAACATGACAACACCGGCTGCGCTGTATCGAAATGCGGTTGATTTAAACCGTTTTAGCAACAGCGTTGCAAAGCGCATTGCTATTACTTACAACGATTTAATTTTAGAAGCTGTTGATCGTTTGCGTAGCATTGATGAGTTATCAGCACCGGCGAAGGCAGCAAGGCTTCGTGTGATTCTGGCTCAACTAAAAGAATCGTTAGATGGCTGGGCTGGAGCCAGCACTGCACTTGCTGTTGAGGAGTTGCAGGGTTTGGCTGTTTTGCAGTCTGAGTTTGTTGAGGAGCAGCTGCGCAAGGCGTTACCAATTGAGCTGCGTGATCAGATTCGTAGCATTCAAATCAGCCCACAGTTTGCTCAGTCTGTTGCGACGGTTGATCCAACAGCGATCAATGTTGTTTCATTGAGCGATGACTTACAGGCGGCTGTGACTGGAGCGCCTGCAACGTTTCAGCTGACTGCAACGCAAGGAACAGCAATAACGCTGCCTAACGGAAAAGTCCTTAATAAGTCGTTTCGCGGTCTTGCTGAATCGCAAGCTGACTTGTTTGCTAAAACTGTGCGGAATGGTTTGTTGACTGGTGAATCAACGGACAAGATTGCAAGGCGCTTGAAGGGAAGTTTGCAATTTGGAGATGTTGGACCTTTATCACGAGGGCAAGTTCGCGCAGCAGGTTTGTCAATGAAACAACTTGCTCAGGCTGGCGGAGAACTTACCTCGGTTGCAAATAATCAGGTGATGGCGTTGGTGCGGACAAGCGTGAATCAAGTTGCAAATTCTTCAAGTCAGCAGACCTACGAAGCAAACCAAAGCGTTACTAGCCGGTATCGATATATTGCAACCTTAGACAGCAGGACATCTCCTATTTGTCGGGCCCTTGATGGACAAGAGTTTGATTATGGGAAAGGTCCTGTGCCGCCTCAGCACTTTAATTGTAGGTCTACAACTGTTCCTTTAATTGATTATGAGCGGCTTGGCATCACACCGCCAAAGCCTGGGAAGCGGCGCAGCAAAGATGGCTTGGTGCCATCCAATCAGAGCTATGGACAGTGGCTGAACAATCAAAATAAGGGAACTAAGGCTGACGTGCTTGGTCCTGAAAAGGTTCCGTATTTCAACCGGCTTGTCAAAAAATACGGCCCAACAGACGCTATTCGCAAATTTGTTAGAGAGGACGGATCAGAGCTAACCTTGGAGCAGCTTCGTGATCTTTATGGCTCTCCCAGCTAAGTACAAATTCAAGGTGCAAGAGGAAGAGGCTGCACCGTCTTGCCCTCCGCGCAAGCCTGCTGCAAAGAGCAAGCCTGCTAAAACAGAAGCAAAAGGAGACGCCTGATGCCTCGCTACACCGGACCTAAAAAGCCTCAATCGGCTATGGGCAAAAAGAAGCCCAAGAAAAAGAAGAAGTAATGGCACGCAAGCAGAGACGAACTCCAAAGGACAAGACCACTGGTCTGCCCAAAAAGTACCTTTCAGGTGCTAAGAATCGCTCTGCCAAAGCGCGTGAGATCAAGCGAACTGCTGACGCCTACAAGCGTGGCGAGTTCATTGACATCAAATCCGTCTCTGCATCTCGGACCAAACAAAGTGGCACCAAAAAGAAAACCACTAAGCGAGGCAACAAAAGCCGCGCTCAAAAAAAAGGCAGATAAGTCGCGTTTCACCTATGGGCAGCTGTCTGCTGTTTATAGACGCGGGCAAGGTGCTTATCTGTCGAGTGGCTCGCGCAACGTACCAATGGCTGCTTGGGCTATGGGCAGAGTCAACAGCTTTGTTTCGGGCAAAGGCGGAGCAAGAACTGCTGACGCTGATCTGTTGAAGAAAAAGCGCAAGAAAAAGTAATGGCTCAAATTAAACGTGGAGGTCACACGTTTCAAGGCTTTGACAAGCCGATTCGTACGTCAAACCATTCAAGCGGCAAAAGCCACGCTGTTGTCGTTAAGGTTGGCGATAAACCGAAGCTCATTCGGTTTGGTCAGCAGGGCGCTAAAACGAAGCGTCCGCGCAAAGGCGAGAGCACTGCGGACAAAAGTAAACGCAAGTCATTTAAAGCGCGCCATGCTAAAAATATCGCAAAGGGCAAAACGTCTGCAGCGTATTGGGCGAACCGAGTAAAATGGTCTTAGAGCAGTTACACTGAGCTTGTAATTAGCCCTACGGGTTATTCATGGCTGAAGAGCAAATTCAAGAGACTACGTCTCCAGAAATTTCAAACAATTCTGAGCTTGATGCGTTAAAAGGCAGCATTCAGGCATTAGAAAAGAAAAACTTTGAACTGATCGGCAAGCTCAAGCAAACAAAAACCATTCCTGATGGCGTTGACATTCAGGAGTTACTGGACTTCAAAGCTAAGGCGGAACAAACAGACCTGGA